GATGTTCTGCTTAAAGCTTTCGTATTTGAGAAATTTTCTGTTGTTGTCGGAACTTCGTCACTTTTCATCCACATTGACAAATTGAAAGGTGAAGTTGCATCTAGCTTATGTTGTATTATGTCTATACCACCGAAATTTGTGGTTAGTTTTAAATGTTTATTTTTGTAATCTGGATCGGTTGCTGAAGAAGGTCTTTTTGGAGATGTGTCGAGGTATTTTTCGTTTCCCCAAGTTGCTCCAGAAGCTTCTCCTGAGACTATTCTTTTCCATTGAACGGTGGACCATGATCCGGCTGATCCGTCTGGACTGTGTTCTAACCGAGCTTTAACATCGGCATTTAGAAAACAGTCTGAAACAAAGAGTACATCTCGTACTCCGTGAGGTAGGGAAATGGCTTCGCATTCTAAAGTGCTAAAAGCAGCCTTAGAAACTGAAGATCCACATAATTCTATTTTATTAACTGAAGCCATATATTCCTCTACTTATTATAATTTACTGTCTACGTCTGATCCAATGATTAAAACATGAATAACTTGATTTGCTTTTAATTCATCTGAACCACCACCTATAGAATGTTGTAATATAAGCTCATCTCCTGAATCTGAACTACCTTTTCTAACCATAGGTAAATCGTCATTTCTAACAGTTCCATCAAGTGTACTAGTATTTGCAATTATTACAGGTGCTGCTGCAAATCCTTGTTTCAATGCAATTGTAATTTGTCCATTATTACTTGGATCTGTTACAGAAACTACTTGATTTGAAGCAGGACCATTGATTGAAAAAGTTGCTGATGCTCCATCTGCACTTGTTTTTTTAATAATAAGCTCAATTTGTCTTATCTTTCTTTGTGTTGATTTTACACTTCTTAACATTTTTGACTCCTTAGTTTGTCATAAGTTAGTCTCCCTTTAAAAAACCCCAGAGCGTCAACTCTGGGGAACTAGGTAGGGAGGAAACCTAGTTTTTTTTATTAAGCTAGATTTTGTAAAACACCGTGAAAACAAGGGTTAATGTATATTTGAAAATATCCACCATATCTTGCTTCATAAGCATCTTCATTAGCCATTCTTAAAAAAACTGTTCCATCATCATCGAACCAACCAAAATCTGGTCTGTGATAAATTTGGATATGACTATCATTTAAGAAATATACTCTGTCATCATCACAAAACCTTTCAGGAAAAATTCCGATAGGACCTGCACTTGACATAAATTCTACACCAGAAAAACTAATATCAGCACCTGAAGAGGATTTAAGTCCTGATCTAGTATTGACTTGATATCTTTTCTGATCTTCTAAAATGTTCAAAATCTTCTCATATTGTTTAAAAGATGTAACAATTAAATTAGGTGCTTTACCACACTTCTTTTCAACTGCTAACATTACTTCATTAAGAAGATCTGTAGAGATTGAAGCAGAACTTGCATCTTTCTCAACACTTTGCCACTTACGAGTAAGAGGTACTGAATAAAGATCAGTTGCTGCAGATAAGTTTCCTGCTGCTCCACCTGATGATTTAGATGTAGTAATATTTTTATCCCCAACTGCACCTTTCAGACCCATAGGATCTACACCAAGAGAGTTTTGAATAGAAATTTTACCACTTGCTGTAACATTTGATGATTGATCAGAAGAACATGATACCGTAATTGTTCCTGCAGAAGCATTTACTTCAACAATTTCAAAAGCAGTTACGTCACCTGTAATTCCACCTGCAGATACACCTTCAATATTAACAAGATCTCTTTCCTCTAAATCAGCCTCATTAAAGCCAGAAGTTAGAGTAATGGTTAATTCTTTATCAGTTGAATTATAAGTTGCTGCTGTTGAAGCATGAGCTAAAGCAATAATACCTTCACCATCTGAGAAAAGAATTCTAGAAAGGTTACGCATGTAAGACTCAACACCTTTTTTAACTACTTCTTTAGTAGCTCTAACAAAAGATCCTTCATCTTTCATTGCAGCTTTAATCGTTTCACGATCAACTTGTACAACTGCATATACTTTCTTTGAAGTTATTTCTGCTGCTGCATACAATGCTCTACTTGCTTTTGGTAAAGTTCCTGAACCTACACCACCTGCAAAAGATTGAGGAATTGTAATTTGCATTTTTGAACCTACGAAATTGTAGGATTTTTTACATCGCCCTAATAGGACGTTAGCCGAGTTGTATACATTTTCTGACAACTTCTCGTACTTAATTTTAAATAGGGCTGAAAGATCCGCATGATTCAGCTCCATACCTTGAATAGCCATTATTGACTCCTATAATTAAAGTTATAAATCCTCAAAAGATAGATTATTTTCATATTCCTTATCTATCCTCTGATTTTTCGGTTGTTTTTTAGTATTTCTTCGGACTTTTTTAGATACTGATTTTTCTGCCTGACTTTTAACTGTGTCTATAGCTTCTTTTAATATATCAGAATAATACTTATCTGACATATTAGGGTTATCTAAGACTAATTGTTGCATGTCAAGTCTAACTTCTTCTATACCTGAAAGGGTAGGATCCACTTGTTTAATAACATCGTCTGCGGTTCTAAAGGCTTTCACCTGTACGCAATACTCTGCTACTGTTTCGGGAGTTACCTCTCCTTCGTAGTTAGAATTTTTTAAACTTCTTAGACCATCTCTAAATTCTTCATCCTGTAGTCCATGTGCTTCCTGTAAGTCATTAATTCTCTTGTGCAGTTCTACATTAGCTTGCTGCTGAGATTTTTCTTGTTCTACAGACTCATGTTGTTGACGTAAATACTCATTTTCTGCTGTTATGACTTCCAGTTCATATTCTTCTCTAGACATCGAGCTTATACGCTTTACTTCGGGAATAACTTGCTCTATGAGTTGCCTCTTAAAATCGTGAGGTTTCATTCCTGCAAATTCCGCTAAGTAAGTCATGGCTCCTAGAGCATCATTGTCCTTCATCTTGTCAGCAAAATTGTTAATATACTTTGTTATACTTTCTATTTCCTTATCTTGATTTACTTTATTATTTTGAAATTCCTGTTTCTCTGTAGATAACTCTTGAAATCTTTTATCATAAGCTACCTTACCTGAATAATTATTTAATAGATCTTGTAGAGATACATCTACTTCTTCCCCATCTATTTTTTGAGTGAAGATAGCCTCGGCTTCCACTGAAATTTCCTCACCTGCGAGGGCTGCTTTGATAGTTTTATATTCTGCGATTTCAGCTTCATCTTCAGCAATCTCTTCTGTTTTTTCTCCTTCTTCTTCAATCTCTTCTTTATCACTTGTTGGCTCAAGAGGAGGTTGGTCCTGCGATTCCGTGTTCTTTGCTTCTTCTTGTTTTGCATCTTTAAAAGCCTCTTCTACTGTATTACTCTCAGTTAGATTTTCTAAATCATCCCAAGATACAGAATTCCCAATATCTGGGTTATCTGTTACAGCCACATCTTCTGTTACATGTACGTTTACTGCATCCTCACTCATAATTTTCCTCCTTTAGGCTTAGGTTGTGATTGACCCCCACCTGATATTTTATTTGCAAAAGGTTCCCCTAAATCTATATTCTCTTCTCCCGGGATTTGACCCGTAATTTGCGATCCTCTATTTGCCTCACCCTGTACCACCATAGTTTGTTGTTCCCTAGATCTAGCTAAGAACCCACTTGGAAATATAGGAAATAAAGGTAGTTGAGCTAATTTAGCTTCAAATAAAGGACTGGATTGTGCTTTTTCAATCATTGCATATTCTGTAGTAGCTATATGTTCTAGCATATTTTGTTGTATTTTAGCAGGTGTCTCTTCTTTAAAAGATCTGCCTTGAATAGCTTTAACATGATTATTCCAGTGAATTATATGATCCTCGTGTATTTGAGGTTCGTGTACATATTTTCCCGATAGTAAATCTTCATTTTCAGATTCTGCTGCTCTAAGAGCTGATGTTAAAAGAGTTGTCATTCTTTCAGTATTTCCAAACTCTAATAGATCAATCCATCTTTCATTAGATAGAAGATCTGGTTTTAATTGCATGATTTCAACTATTCTTTGTATTTTTCCGGCTTTAGTTTCTGATAAGGTACTGCCTAAAGCTACTCTAACATCATAATCTTTTGTTAAATTAGCTGCAT